AGCGGTGGATGGATAGGTAATGGAGTGTACGATGCATCGTTCACCAGTGACACAGCGAGGTATATAGAGCGCCAGCAGGCAAAGAAACGTGTAGCTGAATTGCGAGGTGTCCCGTATGACCAGTTTGATGATGGAAACATACGCTACTCCCGGCGTGACGTGGGGCTGGACGACACGGCGGAGCAGCGCCGCGGCAGACAGGAAAGCTACGCAGATCTCAGACGCAGGAACGCGGAGCTTGAGCGGCGCGTGGAATACTGGAAAGGTCAGACGAGGACAAGCAAGGCAGCGACCGTGCGCCAGACGGACACGGACGCATTCGCCCGGCAGCTGATGAACGACGCATACAACAGTGACCGGGAGACGCTGGGTAAGGTGAAGGACAGCCTCAAGGGGCTGGGCGATTACATTGTGCAGTCGAGGGCGGAAGACCTGGACTATGCCACGATACACGAGATTGCCACGGAGACGGCGGACATGATACTGCAAGGGTCATACACCACCATCGACGACACGAACGCGGACAACCGCGAGCAGCTGCACGACTATCTGCACAGCACGAAGCTTGCCATGAACGAGCGGGAAATGCTCGACCTGCCGGAGGGCTGGCGCCAGAAGAACCGCGGCAACATCAAGCTGAGCAAGGACGGGCTGCCGGTAGACACAGCGTATGGAGAGCTGCAAGGGATGTTCGGCGAGGGAACATTCCCCTCGGACATCACAAGCCAGGCAGACATGCTGCAGCGCATAGCGGACGTGGAGCGGGCGTGGAGACCCGTGAAAGCCAACCCGTTCGCAGAGTACATGGCGGAGATGCGCGAGAACATGGCACAGGAGATCATAGACACAATGCTGTCGGATGAGATACGCCAGACCCCGCCCACAGCAATGGACAGAGCCGTCGCCCGTGAGACGGAGCGCGTCGCCGGGGAGCGGAGAAAGAACCGTGAGCTTCAGCAGCGCATAGCACAGGTGCAGCAGGAGGGCATAGAGCGCACGAGGAAAGCCGTGCAGGATGAACGGCGGTTTCAGCTGCAGCGGCAGGAGCGGGCACAAAAGGTGAAGAACATAGAGAAGATGATCACCCGCTGGGCAAAGCAGCTGACGGACAACACGGGCAAGAGCCACATACCCGACGCGCTGAAACAGCCGATAGGGCAACTGATACGGAGCATAGACCCGACGACAAAGTACACCACAGCAAAAGGCAGCGCCGCCCTCGCGGACCGTCTGCGCCGGGTGGGCGACGCACTGGAGAAACAGCAGAAATACAACATGGGCGACACCGCGGAGGGCGGCGCGGATGTGTACATCGACCTGCCGCCAGAGATAGGCAGCCGACTGCGGGAATATGCAGAAGATATTGAGGACGCAGCAAGCATACGGCGCGAGTGGAAGCTGGAGGACATGGACTTGCAGGAGCTGGCGGAGCTGGAAGATATGCTGACCAGCGTGCGGGATTCTCTCAAGAACGCAAACGAACTGTACAGCATGAACATGAAGGCGGACGCGCTGGGCGACGAGACAGTGAAGTATCTGAACAAGCTGCCCGCAAAAACCAAGGCGGCGAGATTCGAAGAGAAGTTCCTCGGCTACACAAACCAGACCCCGGTGTATTTCTTCAAGCGCTTCGGCACAGGCGGAGAAAAAGTATTCAAGTCCCTTGCCGATGGTTGGGAAGACTTCGCATTCAAGGCAAATGCAATACGGGAGTTTGCTGAAAAGCTGTACAACTCCAAGGAGGTACGCGAGGCGGAGCAGACCATAGTGCAGGTGCAGCTGCACGACAAGCTTGCAAACGGGCTGACGAACGAGGAGACCGTGCCGGTGTACATGACCAAGGCACAGATCATGTGCCTGTACGGGGCGACACTGCGCGGCGAGGCGGCGCTGAATCACATCCTCGGCGCCGGCATAAAGCTCACGGACATCAAGCAGCCACGCGGGAAGGACACGATCACGCAGAGCGACAACTACCTCACCACGGCGGAGGAGTTGGAAAGCATCATCAACGACAACCTCAGTGAGCGGGATAAAGAGATCGTGCGCGGCATGATAAAGTTCATGAGCACAACGTGCGCGAACTGGGGCAACGCCGTGAGCCAGAAGCGCTGGGGAATCAATCTGTTCACGGAAGACAGCTACTGGCCCATATCCACGGACAGCCGCAGCCGCGACGTGAAGAGCGGCGAGGCGGCGGGCAGCAGCACAAGTATGTACCGGCTGGCAAACATGGGCTTCACAAAGCCGCTGACGCCGGGGTCAACAAACCCGATGGTGATAGGCAGCGCGTTCGATGTGTTCGCCAACCACACATCCGACATGGCAAAGTACGGCTCAATGGTGCTGCCGATACTGGACGCGATGAAGTGGATAAACTACAGCGCTACGATGGAGACGAGCGGGACACAGTACACCACGGCGTCCGTGCGCAAGGCGATGGACAGAGCTTACGGCGTGGACGCACAGAACTATTTCGTGAAGCTCATGCGTGACCTCAACGGCAGCAAGGAGGGCGGCAGAGAAACCAACGGGTTGGAGACATGGACAGCAAGATACAAACGGCAGGCAGTGTCCGGCAACCTCCGCGTCATGCTGCTGCAGCCGACAGCTTACGCACGCGCCGGGATGGTGATAGACCCGAAGTATCTGGTCGTCGGAGCGATCGGGCAGCACGAGGTAATAAAGAACTACCGGGAGGCGATAGCAAACAGCGGCACGGCACTGTGGAAGAGCATGGGGTTTTACGATGTGAACATCAACGCCTCCATGCGGGACCTCATAAAGAACGACGAGAGCGCCGTGGACAAAGTTGTCGACTGGACGATGAAGGGCGCAGAGCTTGGCGACCAGTGGACGTGGTCGATGATCTGGCGGGCGTGCCGGACGGAGCAGCAGGACATAGCGCGCAAAGGCAGAGAACAGCTGACACATGAGGAGCTTATGCAGCGCACGGCGGAGCGCTTCCAAGAAGTGATCTATCAGACGCAGGTGATGGATTCCACACTGACGCGCAGCCAGATAATGCGGAGCGACGACAAGCTGAACAAAGCGCTGACTTCGTTCATGGCAGAACCGACGCTGACATACAACACGCTGTCGAACACGTACCTTGAGTACCAGAGACTGAAAGGTGCGGAGGGCGCGCAGACGGCGTGGAAGAAGTGCGGCGGGCAAATCGCCCGGGCGCTGGGCGTGTACACGGTGAGCGCGGCGCTGCAAGCGGTAGTGGAGAGCATACCGGACGCATGGCGCGACGACGATGAGTACATGACGTTCATGGAAAAGTGGCTTGAAAAGTTCTGGGGCGAGGAGAGTTTCCTTGATGGCAACCTCGCGTCGGAGCTGAATCCGTTGAACAAGCTGCCGGTAATAAAGGATCTGCTCAATGCGCTGGAGGGACACGCATCAACCAATATGTCGACCGAGGGATTATCTTCGGCAGTGAAGTTCCTCAATACCTTCTGGGATAAAATCCAGTACTGGCTGGGAGAGACGGACGGCTCAGACATAAAGGTCACAGATTGGGGCTGGATATATCAAGGGTTGAAAGCCGTGTCACAGTTGGTAGGCATACCGGGGTACAACATCGTGCGTGATGTAGTAGGTGTTTGGAATTCAACCTTTGGCACATGGACGGATATGAGAATCAGAACGTATGCGGCGCGCCCGGAGAGCGAGATAAAGAACGCATACCTCAAGGGGTATCTGACTGATGAGGAAGCCAAGGAGCTGCTGATGGACGCCAAGACCATGGGCGACAATGTGTACTGGACTGAGCACGCCGCCACTGTACAGATAAACGATTGGGCGAACGACAGCGGAGAGGTCTACGCAGATCTGTACACCGCAATGGAGAACGACGATCGCACGGCATACGACGCAGCGTTCAAGGCATTGACCGACACGGGACGCTACGCCTACGACGTGCAGAGCAAGGTGAAAGAACAGATCAAGGAGTGGTATGCCGGGGACAAGCGCGGCAAGATTGTACTTGCGAAAGAGCAGACCATAGCAATGCTCAAGGAGTTCGGCGGCATGACAGACCATGACGCCAAGGTCACAGCACAGCAGTGGACGTGCAAGCAACAGGAGGGCTTTGACTACAGCCAGAGAAAGAAGCTGTTCCTCTCCGGGGACATTGACAAAACAGAAGCGGTGTACTTGATAAAGACCTATGGTGTGGACGACGACGGGAAGCTGCTGGCGGACTATAAGGACAAGACCAAGGCAAACGCAATCGCGGAAAAGGAAGTGCGCAAGTGGTCGATGATAACCGAACAGGGCATAGACTACGACGATATGCGCGACGCCTACAATGCCGGTGAGATCACACTGGCGCAGGTCAAGGAGTGGAGCATGGATTACGGCAGTGAGGATGAGAAAACCGCAGACAACAAGTGCTACCGCTGGGAATGGATAGCCGGAAGCGAAGAGCTGAAAGGAACGACCGGCGCACAGGCGCGGAGGTACGACACTTACATTGCTGCGGCGAACGTGGACATGACCAAGGAGCAGTATTACAATTACATCGACGGTCACGAAGCGAATACGTTCCACGCAGACCTCATGCCGGGGAGCACAACGGTGTATATAAAGTACTCCAAACGAGACAAGGCATGGGCATACATTGACAGTCTGCCGATCACGGCAGCACAGAAGGACGCGCTGGCAATGTGCTACGCTGCGGACAACAGCAAAGAACTGAATAACCCCACAAAGACTTGGATGATGCTTGAAGACGCCCCGTGGAACAACTGAACAATACAGCACAAGAAAGAAGCTGTTCGGAAAAACCGAACAGCTTTTTTCAATTTTATAAAAAAGGGATAAAAAGTGCCATAGAGAAATAGAAGGAGACCCTGCTACAATATAGGCAAGGTTGACAGGGCGGTCGCCCCGCCCGGCATGAGCCGAAACAAAGCAGAAAGATATGGAGGCAACCGAAATGAACAGCAAAAAATATTGGCTACAGTACTTCGCTGACGGCGCACCTGCAGGAGACGGCGGCGGAGACGGAGCCGCAGCGGGCGTAGACAGTCCTGCCGCCGCCGGGCAGGGAGAGAGCACAAGCACTCTGGAAAGACTGGGAGTTCCGAAGGACAAGGTCAAAAGGTATGAAGCGTCGAGGCAGCGGCGCGGGATGAGAACGGAAGCGGCACAGCCGCCTGAGACGTCCCCGGCTGCGGCAGAGGCAGAAGCCGAAGAAAGTGACGCCGGAGCGGGCGCACAGACCAAGCCGAAGTGGGACGACATTCTGAAAGACCCGGAGTATAAAGCGGCATTCGATTCACAGGTGAGCGGGATCCTCAGCAAGCGTCTTGCCAAGGCGAACGAGCGGGAGCAGAGCATGGCAAAGCTCACCCCGGCGCTGGAAATGCTGGCGAAGAAGTACGGCGTGGACGCGCGGGACTTCGACGGCTTGACGGCGAAGATCGTTGACGACGACAACATGTACCGCGAGCGCGCAGCAGAGATGGGCGTGGACGTGAAGACCGCCAAGCTGCTCGCCCAGAACGAGAACATGGTGGAGCACGAGAAGGCGGAGAAGCAGAACTTCATCCAGCAGCAGATGGTGATGAACCATATCGCCAAGCTCAATGAGCAGGGCAACGCGCTGAGAGCGGAGTTCCCGGACTTCAACCTTGAAGCCGAGATGCAGAACGATATGTTCGTGAAGCTGACGCAGCCGGGTATGCTGTCGGTCGAGGACGCATACAAGGCGGTGCACCGCAAGGAGATCGAGGCCGCAAAGAAGCAGGCAATGGAGCAGCAGGCAATGATCGCTGCCCAAGCCGCAGTGAGAGCGGGACAGGCGCGTCCCCGTGAGAACGGGGCGGGTGCTGCCGCAACGATAACCCGCGTACCTCCGGCACAGCGGAGCAAAGCGGAAAGAGAAGAACTGAAACGCCGCATATACGCGGCGGACGCGAGAGGAGAAAAGCTGCCCGTAGACTGGTAGCGCACATCCTCTCGGATAAGGAGAGGAAAACATAATGAACAAATTCAAATGGCTGCAGTATTTTGCAGACGCCGGTACGCTTGTCAATGCGACCGGCAACTACGTCAACGCATACACCGGCGACACCACGGCATTCTCCGGCACGAACGACCTCACAGGGGAGCTGAAAACGTTCTATGACACGGAGCTGTTGGAGAACGCGCGCATCGAACTGTACTACGCTCAGTTCGGCAAGCGTCAGTCGCTCCCCAAGAACCACGAAGGCAAGGTGGAATGGAGAAAGTTCAACACCTTTGCCCGTGCGGACAAACTCGTCGAGGGCGTTATCCCCACCGGCCAGAAGCTCGGCATGAGCAAAGTGACCGGCGCTGTCGACCAGTATGGTACTTACACGGCGGTCACGGACAAGCTGGAGCTGCGCGCGTATGACCCGATAATCCTTGCGGCGACCGAAGAGATGGGCGCAAGCGCGGCGGAGACACAGGAGAAGCTGACGCGCGACGCGCTGCTTGTCGGCACGAACGTTGTGTACTGCGACAACATCGACAAGGAGACCCGCAAGGTGCTGAGCACACCCACGTCCTGCAAGACTATGGGCGCGGGCGGCACCACCACTCCGACCGGGGACGGCACTGCGACGCCGGACGGCTGGGCGCTGCTCACGGCGGCGATGGTGGACAAGATCGTCACCATCATGAAGAAGAACCGCGCACCGCGCATCAACGGTTACTACTATGCAGTAGCCCACCCGTCCGTGCTGTACGATCTGCGCCGTGACCCGGAGTGGATAGAGGCGCACAAGTACGCCGCGCCCGACGCGCTGTTCAACGGCGAGATCGGCGAGATCGGCGGCGTGCGCTTCATAGAAGACGTGTTTGCGCCGGTGCTGGGCGTGAAGGGCGCAAGCGCCGCGCAGGATGACGAGTACGTCAACAAGGAGCGAGGCAGGAGCTATGCGACGTACTTCTTCGGCAAGGAAGCCTTCGGCATCATCGACCCGGAGGGCGGCGCGATGGAGATGATCGTGCACGACAAGTCCGAGATAGGCGGACCGCTGGATCAGTTCAGCACCATCGGCTACAAGCTGGAAACCAACGGCGCGACCATCCTCTACCCGGAGCGTATGCTGCGAGTGATGAGCGTGTCCTCTTTCAGCGCAGAGGACGAAACCAACTGATAGAAACATAGGCAGGGACACGAGAGTGTCCCTGCTGCTGAAAGGAGAACAAACACAATGGCAAAGGCAAAGACGATAGACGAAGAGATCATGAACGGCGAAGACACCATGATCGACATGGAAGGGGTCGAGACCGTAGCGGTCGAGGACCCGAACGAAAAGGTGACCATAAGAGTGCCGAGGATCCATCCCAAGGAAGACCCGAATCTCTTCGTGGGCATCAACGGGAAGAACTACATTATCCCCAGAGGCAAGGCGGTGAAAGTGCCGCGCTTCGTAAAGGAAGAGATAGAGCGCAGCGAAAAGGCGAAGGACAGATTCTACGAGACGGTGGAAGAACTCCTGCCCGAAGAGCAGCTGAAATAACCACAACGAGAGAGGAGCACAGACATGAAAGCGATGGAGATGATAGACCGGGTCGACCTCATGGAACCAAACGCATACAGTCCGGAACAGAAGCTGCGCTGGCTGTCCGTGCTCGACGGCAAGGTATATGAGGAAGTAATCCGCCCGCACGAGAAAACGCCGGGCGGATTCGCCGAATATGAGAACGGAGACGAGGAGCTGCTGATACCGTTCCCGTATGACTACGACGTATACTATCAGTATCTGCAAGCAATGATCGCGGCGGAGAACGCCGAGGGGCAGCGGTACAACAAGCGCATGGCAATGTTCAACAGCGCCTATGCCGCGTATGTCAACTGGTACTGCCGCAACCACAATATGTCCGCGGTGCAGGAGGGTGAGACCCCAAAGCACTTTTTGTTTTAGGAGGGCGACAATGTTTCTGCCGGAATGGGATTATGAATATGAGACCCGCGACGTAACGGAAACGTTCGGCGGGTATGACCACCATTTGAAGATAGCAGACGGGATGTTCTACGAGACCAAAAACCTCACGAGCGCTTTCTCCCCGCTGCTCGCAGAGCGAAAGAAGCGCGGACTGGTCAAGCAGCTTACTGCACCGGGCGGACTGCTGGGCAAGGACGAGCTTGCCTACGTGGACAACGGGACGCTCTACTACAACGACGCGGCAACGCCGGTGACAAACCTCACGTCCGGCGAGAAGCAGCTCGTGAGCATGGGCGCGTACATCTGCGTGTTCCCGGACAAGGTGTACTACAACACGGCGGACGCGACGGACTACGGCAGCATGGAAGCGTACTACACCTCAACCGGCACGGTGAAGTACACGATGTGCAACGTGCAGGGTGTAGACTACGCGACGCCGACGAAGTCCGCCACGGCTCCCGAAAACCCGGAGAACGCGGCACTGTGGATAGACACATCACAGAACACACACGTGCTCAAGCAGTACAGCAGCGCAATCAAGGAATGGAACACCATCCCAACGGTGTACACGAAAATACAGTTTATTTCGCAGGGCGAAGTGCCACAGCATTTCAGCGAGTACGACGGCGTGACCATCACGGGCGCGGACGGCGCGGACGTGAACGGTGACAAGGTCATATATGCAATCGGCGGCAGCGAAACTGGGTTCGACTACATTGTGGTTGTCGGTTTGCTTGAACAAGCGTACACGCAGGAGACCGGCGTGGTAAGCTTGAGCCGGTCAGTGCCGCAGATGGATTTTGTGTGCGAAAGTCAGAACAGACTGTGGGGCTGCTACTACGGCAGTGACGGAGAGAAGAACCTCAACGAAATATACTGCTGTGCCTTGGGCGACTTCAAAAACTGGCGGCAGTACATGGGACTGGCGACGGATTCATGGACTGCCTCGGTCGGCTCAGACGGCGCGTGGACAGGCGCGGTTAACTACCTCGGCTACCCCACGTTCTTCAAGGAAGACAGAATACACCGCGTGTCGATCTCTACCATCGGTGCACACCAAATCACCGAGACGGCGTGCCGCGGCGTGCAGAAGGGCAGCCACAAGAGCCTGGCGGTCGTCAATGAACTGCTGCTGTATAAATCCCGGAGCGACGTGTGCGCATACCAGGGCGGCTTCCCAACGTCAGTGTCGGAGGCGCTGGGCGATGAGCTGTATGACAACGCAGTGGCCGGGGCGGTGCGCGACAGATACTACATCAGCATGACCGACAGAGCGGGAACACCGAACCTCTTCGTGTACGACATAGGCAAGAAGCTGTGGATGCACGAGGATGATCTCAAGATAGATGACTTCGCCCGGGTGGACGATGAACTGTACGCGCTGAGCGGGAAGCTGCTGTATGCACTGCTCGGCAGCAAGGGAGAGCTGGAACCGTTCGTCAGCTGGACGGCGGAGACCGGCATACTTTACTATCAGCAGCCGGAAAAGAAATACGTCTCACGCTTCAATGTCCGCATTCAGATGGAGGAAGGCGCAGAGCTGAATATGTACATTCAATACGATTCGAGCGGGGCGTGGGAACGCCGCGGCACGGTGCGGCTCAAGGGAACAAACACTGTGACGGTGCCAATACGCCCGCGGCGCTGTGACCATATGCGGCTCCGCCTTGAGGGTAAAGGCATGTTCCGCCTGTTCTCCATAGCGAAAATCGTGGTGTATGGGAGTGACATATAATGCGGAACCTTGAATACCCGCCGATGCTTGAGGGCACGGCGGAGGAGCAGCTGCGGCAGCTGAGAGAGTATCTTATCCGGCTTATCCAGAAACTCAACGAAGAGGAATGAAACTATGCTTGAATTTTATATAACCGGGCAGAACTTGAAGATGTATTCGCCGGTGATCGCCGCAGACAGCCTCAACTATCTCACGGCGCAGTTCCATTTCACCGACACGGAGTGGGACGGCTATACCCGCTGGGCGCACTTCAGAAAGGACAGCACGGTCTATGACATTGCGCTTGACGAGAACGACATGATCACGGAGGACAAAGCGCTCAACCTCACCATCGGCGAGTGGGAGATATATGTCACCGGCACGAAAGACACTTCCCGCCTTACGACAGTGGTGGTGATCGTAACCGTCAAGGCGAGCGGACTGATAGACGCGCCGCTGCATGTCATACCGATGTCCGTGGCGGAGCAGGTGGACAGCAAGGCAAGTCAGGCACTGCTGCTGGCGCAAACCGTGAAGGACGCGGCTGACGCCGGAAAGTTTGACGGTGCGGCGGGCGCACAGGGACCGGCAGGTCCAGCAGGACCGGCAGGACCGCAGGGCATACAGGGACCAGCGGGTATACAAGGTCCGCAGGGCGAGCGCGGAGAGCGCGGCATACAAGGACCGCAGGGCGACAAGGGTGACACCGGCGCGACAGGCGCAACCGGACCGCGGGGGCCACAGGGCGAGACCGGCGCAACAGGCGCAACGGGAGCCACCGGCGCAAAGGGTGACAAGGGAGACCCGTTCACCTATGATGACTTTACGGCGGCGCAACTCGCCGCACTTAAGGGCGACAAAGGCGACAAGGGCGAGACCGGGGCAACGGGAGCACGCGGACCGCAAGGAGAGAAAGGCGACACCGGCGCGGGATTTAAAGTGTTGGGGTACTACGGCAGTCTTTCCGCGCTGGAGGCGGCAATCACAGACCCGGAGGTCGGCGATGCCTACGGCGTCGGCGCGGCACAGCCCTATGACATCTATATCCTCGACGGTACAACAGGGGCTTGGGTCAACAACGGACCTTTGCAGGGAGCCAAAGGCGACAAAGGAGATAAGGGAGACCCGTTCACCTATGACGACTTTACGGCTGAACAGCTCACGGCATTGACCGGACCGCGGGGACCGCAGGGCGAGACCGGCGCAACAGGTGCAACCGGAGCGCGGGGCGAGAAGGGTGACACAGGCGCGACAGGCGCAACCGGAGCAAAGGGTGAGAAGGGTGATAAAGGAGACCCGTTCACCTATGCAGACTTCACAGCAGAACAGCTTACCGCGCTAAAAGGCGACAAAGGAGATAAGGGCGACACCGGCGCGCAAGGACCGCAGGGAGAAAAAGGCGCGACGGGCGCACAGGGGCCAACCGGAGAACAGGGCGCACAAGGACCGGCAGGACCGCAGGGCGACAAGGGAGAGACCGGCGCGACAGGCTCAGCGGGAAAGGACGGCACGACATTCATGCCAAGTGTAGATGCCAACGGCAATATATCTTGGACAAACGACGGCGGCAAGGAAAACCCGGAGACACGCAACATACGCGGAGAGAAGGGCAACACAGGCGCGACGGGGCCAGCGGGCAAGAGCGCATATGCCGCGGCAGTGGAAGCCGGGTACACAGGGACAGAGGCAACATTCTATGCCGCCTTGACCGCAATGCCGTACCACAACGCCCGCCATCTGCCGGAAGGCGCAGACCCGATAACGGTAAAGGTGGGCAACGTCGACAGCGATGCGCGGACGCAGTATTGGACGCTGGACGTGAGCACGACGTGGGAGGGCGACGCAGCCCCGTACACCCAGACAATCACGGCAGCAAACATGCTGGCAACGGACAGACCCAAGGTGTACCGTGTAGCGCCCGCGAGTGTTGACGATGCCGATACCTATGACGATGAGTTCAGCAAGCTCTTCAAGGTGGAGAGCCTAGCGGGACAGTTGAAGCTGTATGCCAAGGAAGCAACGACCACGGCGATACAGATAGCAGTGGAGGTGAGCCGTATATGAGCGAGGGATATATAATCGGCGGGGGCGGGAGCGACCTCAATTTTAAGGTCATCGCCGTCGCGTCAGAATCCGCTCTGCCGACCTCGGCGGCAGAGAACACCATCGCCGTTATCACGACCACGCCGATCACGTCCTATGTGTTTAGCTCGACTGCGCCCACGTCCCCCACGGAGGGCATGGTGTGGGCGTTGACGGATAAGTCCTCCATAGCCGCCTTTAACGCTATCAGACGCAATGGGCTGTGGGTCTACCCCCTAAGCTGTCAACAGTACATCTCCGGCGCGTGGATTGAAAAAAACGCAAAGTCATATCTCAATGGTGCGTGGTCTGATTGGTGGGACGGCTCCTACTACAAGCCCGGTAATCAAGAGATTTTCATTACCGGCGGATGGCAGAAGTTTGCAAAAAACAGTGGCGTCAATAGAGTGACATTTTATCCGTCAGAGATACATTTTGGCGTACAATACCAACCCGATCCGGGATATGGCGGGATAATCTGTACCAACAACAAAATTGATGTTACTAATTTAAGCTCGTTGAACATAAGGAAGGCCTGTCAACCACCCACGACAGATGTTGCGAATATTCCGAACGCGGGCTTTGGGCTGTTGTCCAATGCTACATATGTCAGTCCAAGCAGCTCTAGCGGATGGGTTGCAATGGCGGTCATATACTATACTCAAAGCTATGGCGCAAACAAAGTATACTCTACATCGAGGCTTGACATATCGGGGCTGAGCGGTAGCTACTACATAGCGATAGGCAATGAGTGGCCGGCCGATTACAACCACTATGGCGGGTCAGAGATGTGGGTGCCGAGAATCTGGGGAGAAAATCTATGACAATTTATATAGACAACGACTATAAGTGCCACGTCACGGACGACGGCACGATGACCGCCGTCGAGACTGATGCCTTTGACGGCATGTGCACGGAGTACATCGAGGGCTATCGCTTTGTCCCCGCGGGTCAGACATGGACACGCTCGGACGGCGTAGAGTTTGCGGGCAAGATGATCTCCCCATGGAGACCGTGGGCGGAGCTTGACGCGGCACAGCGGGAATACGAGCGCCAGCAGCTCGCAGATATGCAAGCAGCCCTCTCGGAGGCACTGACGACCTCCGAGATAACCGCCGCGATAGACGAGGGGGTGAACAGCATATGACCAAGACCGAGACGCTCGCCGTTATACGCGACAGCGCCCGCAATGCGGCGCTCTATCTCCAAACCTGCGCCGGAAACATGACCGGCACGGAGCTGTACGCCGAGGAGGAGTATATCCCCTCATTCGCCGCCATGTCCGCCTCCGGCAATATGCTTGACCGCCCCGAGGGCTTTGTCTGTCGCTCTTCGGCTGGGCGCGTCGTGTGGCTCATACAGCCCTACAACAGCGGCATCTACCCCGGAGAGCCGGAGACGCTGCCTGCACAGTGGGGCTTTAAGTGGTCGACCGACCCGGCTAAAGCGCTGCCGTTTATCTCGCTCTCAACAAGCCCGTACATGACCGGCGACTGCTGCACCGACGGCGGCAAGACGTACCGGAGCAAGATGGACAACAACGTGTATTCCCCGGCGGACTATCCCGCCGGATGGGAGGAGGTTACATCATGAGCATCAACCAAGACGCCGTAGCGTGGGCACGGCGCATTGCCGCCGACGACAGTCACGGCTACGACCAGACCAACCGCTGGGGCGCGGATTACGATTGCAGCAGCTTTGTGATCAGTGCATTTAAGGCGGCGGGCGTGCCTCTGGAGTGTACATACACCGGCGATATGCGCGGGGATATGCTGCGCCGGGGCTTTGCGGACGTCACAGCGTCCGTCAACCTTTCAAGCGGCGCGGGCGTGCAGGAGGGCGACGTACTGCTCAACTACGCGCGACACACGTCGCTCGCCATCGGCGGCGGACGCATCGTACAGGCGAGTATCAACGAGCGCGGCACGGCGACAGGCGGTACGCCCGGCGATCAGACCGGCAGGGAGATATACGAGCGCGCGTACTACAACTACCCGTGGGACTGCGTGCTGCGGTACGTCGGTGATGGCGCGGCAGATGAAGAGGCCGGCGGAGAGTATGTGCCGTCGTACTGGTACTCCATCAAGCTGCCGCTGCTCAAGCAGGGCATGACGGACCACTCGGTCAACACCGTGCAGCACCTACTGAGGGCATACGGCTATTATGTCGGAGACATTACCGGCACGATGGACGCCGCAACCGTCGAGGCGGTCAGGGGTTATCAAGCGAGCCAATGGCTGGATATAGACGGTGAGGTCGGCGTCTTGACGTGGGGCGTCCTGCTGCAAAGGGGGTGAGGCAGGCATGAGATAGACGATTTAACAGCATGCTCAACGCTTAAACATGGAGGATAAAATGTATATCACTTGGCAGAGCATCGTGACCGCGGGGGCGGTCATCACGGCGATCGTCGCAATCGTCAAATACTACAACCGCGGTCTGCACTGGGTCGACCGCCAGAACGCGCAGGACGCAGACATCAAGCTGCTCAAGGACGAGCAGACGCTGCTGACCTATGGCGTGCTGGCGTGTCTCAAAGGGCTAAAGGAGAAGGGCTGCAACGGCCCCGTGACGGCAGCCATCGACAAAATCGAGAAGCACCTCAATATCGAAGCACACAAATAAAAAAGTGCCCAGACGGGCACGGAAGGAGAAAAATTATGAATGAGATAATCACAACCTACGGCATGGAGATTGTTAAGGCAATCGTCATAATGATCTTTGGCTATATCGGCATCGTCCTCAAAAACCTTGCCGCCAAGTACATCACGACCGAGACGGCTAAAAAGGTCGCCAAGACCACGGTGGCCTACGTGGAGCAGGTGTACAAGGATATCCACGGAGAGGACAAGCTCGCCGTCGCGCTCAAGACCGCGTCGGAGATACTCGCGAACAAGGGCATAGTTGTAACTGACACCGAGCTGCGTGCCCTCGTCGAGGCCGCGGTCAAGGAGCTTAACGACAGATACCACGAGACCCAGAACGAATAAATTCTAACACGGGAGGCGGCTATGGAATACTACAATGCGGCAAGAGGCAGACTGCCGGAAGAACTGGCGGCGCTCATGCGCGACGACCGAGTGACCGCGATAAAACAGGCGGGGCTTGGACGCATGGATGAGCAGATAGCTATCCAGTACTTTATAGAACGCATCCCGCAAGCAGACGTGGCGGTGATAGTCGGACGCGAGCGCTCGACCGTGACGCGCAGACTGAAAGCTATCACGCCGCAAATCCGCCACACTGCGGCGCTCTTGTCAAAGCTGCCGCAGTAATACAAAAGCAAGCAAAAAAGAGACACCAACACAAAGGTGTCAAGTGCTTTCTGCAAATTTCTCAAAAAACCCGGAACAAACCGTACACGGCTGTGGACTACTTACCGCAGTAATACACATAAGTGCACAGAAGCACCGCAGGGATTCACCCCGCGGTGCTTTGCTTTTGAGATAATAGATACAGAAAGGGTGTGACACTATGGGTTACAACAACATGGGCAATGTCCCATATTACGGACAGCCGCAGTACCAGATGCAGAGCGGGAACATCCAGCAGCCGATGAATGCAGTTTCTCAGCCGGGATATTCAGTGCGCCCGGTGGGCAGCCGGGAAGAGGCAGTCGGTGCGCAGGTGGACTTCATGGGTCCCGGCACACTCATGCCGGACTTCGGGCATGGAGTGATCTATTTCAAGAGATTCAATCCAAACAAGGGGTCGACAGAACTCTTTGACTTCCGGGTTACACCTCCGGAGGAGCAGCCCAAGTATGCGACGCTCGCGGACCTTGATGCGCTGCGCGCGGAGCTGACAGCGAAGAAACCGGCAAGGAGGAAAGACGATGCCGAATAGTATGCTTGACAGGATAATCCCGCCGCAGATGCGCAGCAACCTCAAGGGAATGGCGACACAGGCGATAGGCGGGATGAAGCAGATGGGGCAGATGGCAACGGAAGCGGAGACCATAATGACCCTCGTAAGCGCTTATAAGAGCGGCAACCTCGCGTCGGTAATACAGCAGCTCTCTGCACAGAATCCACAGATGCAGCAAGCAATGGGAATGCTGCAAGGCAAGGACACCCAGCAGCTCCAGCAGATGGCGCAGAACATGGCAGCAGAACGGGGCATGAAAATGGAGGACGTGGCGAAGAGCCTAGGACTTATGTGAACATAGATTCCTATCAGTTTAGCAGGTACTTGATGAAAAACTGCGCGACCCAGAATGCAGCGGGGCGCGCGACCCGGTGTAAATAAATTGATAGGAGAAAAACAAAATGTCTTACAACGAGGCAATCCCCGTGGTAGATGTAGCGGGGAACGGAGGCGGCAACAGCTTCCTCGGCGGCGACGGTCTTGCCGCGATAATCATCATAGCACTGCTCTTCGGTTGGGGACGCGGCGGCTATGGCAACGGCAACGGTGACGGAGGCGGCAACGCCAGCGGCGCAGCTGCGGGCTATGTGCTGGCGACGGACTTCGCAAACATCGAGCGGAAGATAGACGGCGTGAACAACGGGCTGTGTGACGGCCTCTATGCACAGGCACAGCTTGTCAACGGAGTTACGCAGTCTATTGGCAACGGCTTTGCGGCGGCGGAGCTGAGCCGCGCCAACCAGCAGGCGGCACTTATGCAGCAGCTTTACGGCATGCAGCGGGCGGCGGACAACTGCTGCTGTGAGAACCGACAGGCTATCGCACAGGTGCGCTACGACATGGCAACGCAGAGCTGCGACACGCGCAACACCGTGCAGACGGCGACCCGTGACGTGATCGATGCGCTCAATGCGGGCTTCCGCGGGATAGACCAGCGTCTGACCATGCAGGAGCTTGCGGCGAAGGACGCAAGAATCGCGGAGCAGGACCGTCAGCTGTTCCTGTCTGCGCTTGCCGGGTCCCAGGCAACACAGACGGAATCCCTCAAGGCATATGTGAACAACCAGTTCACGTATTACAATCCTCGCCCTGTCCCGTCGTTCAGCGTCCCGGCTCCATTCCAGTATACGGGGTGCGGTAATGGCTGCGGCAATTGCGGCTGCTGACAGCAAGGTGTATCGGGGCGGATAACCTCCGCCCTTGAAAGGAGGAGCAATTATGTCTTGTAAGAATGTATGCCGTCTCTGCAAGCGGCTTGTCATCAGCCAAGCTGTGACCTACGACAGCGGGGTGCTCACCGTCAACCTCCCCGATGGGAGCTATGCGGACGGAGAAAAGTACTGCATCGTGATAGCACAGACTATTCCGTCAACGGCGATCATCGGCGCGCCGGTGGTGTTCACTATCGGCACGGGAACGGCGACCTTCCCCATGGTCAACCGCTGCTGTGCACAGGTGACGGCAGCAGGCATCAGAACGCGAACGAGGTACAGCGTTGTGGTGAACACGAGCACCACAGGGGCAAGCTTCAAAATGCTTGGGAATCCTTGCTGCACGCCGGACTACTCTCTGCCGGCAGTCAGCACGGCGACGGGAGGTGTGACCACATGAGAAATGGACGCATGATATTTCTCCCCGACAGCGGGGTAGAACCCGGACGCGACGGACGCTACGACGATCTGCGCCCGGCACGGTACGCCAGAGAGAGCGAGCCGCGGTATGAACGGACACCCTACTACTATCGTGAGCCGCGCCGCATAGGCTTTGACAGAGACCCATACTCACGCCGCTACGGCGACACACGGATGGGCGGAGGCCAGAGCTACGGCGTAGACTACAGCCGCGGGTACGGCGGGTACAGCGAGTATGACGGCGACGAGTGCCTGAGCTGGGAAGAGGCAAAGGACTGGATGATGCACCTGCGCGACACGGACGGTAAGACCGGTCCGCATTGGAACATCGACCAGACCAACAAAGCCTTTGAAAAGAAAAAGCTCGACTGCGAGCCGCACGAGTTCTGGGCGACGATGAACATGCTGTATTCCGATTACGGCAGCGTCGCAAAAAAATTCGGCGTAGACAACGCGGACTTCTTCGCGTGCCTCGCCGAGGCTTTCCTCAATGACGACGACGCCGTTGAGAATAAGCTGGCTACCTACTATGACTGTATAGTGGAGCATTGAAACGGAGAGCCGGGGAATCCCCCGGCTCTTTGCACGTTTTATTTTCTTGGAACACAAAAGCAAAGCAAACTCTGTGTTATAAGAATTCTTGGTGCCGGTGACCCTACACCGTCAATTCTTATAACTGTCTCGGAATCATCTGAGAAATCAAAGTCGCCACGGGGCGTGGGGTCAAGCAATGTCCACACTTTTATAAAGTCGGCATGGACTTCCACGCGGACAACTATACTCAAAAGCAAATCATCGGTCTCTGGGGACCGGGCAAACATATTGAGAATTTCCCGCAGTTTATCTTCGGAGACTGACGCCCCGGAGACTTGGGCTTTAAGCTGGAGCATATCATGTTCCAGCTTTGCTTTTTCTGCTTCCAGCTCGGTGAGCTTGGCGGAGAGAGCGGGACTGTTCAGCCCGGACAACACAGCGTCAACGGCGGCAGCAATGCGCTTGTCAACTGCGCTGCGGCGGGTCACGAGCTGCTGCAGCTTTTCCCCGGCGCTGCCTTGAAGCTTGCTGCGCTCATCACGCAGAATAGCCAAAAGATATTCGACATTGGCGGGAAGGCAAAACAGCTCGCGCATAGTGTCAAGCACGCGCACCTCCAAGTCGTCTACACGAATCGGCATACAATCACACTTGCCCTTGCGCTGCTTGGCGGAGCAAGCATAGTAATAGTACTTCCCTTTTGCCTTGGACACGACCATCGCACTTTTGCATTCTCCGCAGAACACTTTACCCTTGAGCGGGTAGCTGCGCACGACGGGCGCGCGCCCGGCTTGACTTCGTTTGTTCTCTTGCAGCTTGCGTTGCACACGCTCCCATGTACATCTATCTATGATGGCGGGTACGGCGTCCTCAACACGAATGACAGAGGACGCGGAAGCGTGAGAGTTGCGGCTTCCGTCCGGTCGCTTCTCGACTTTACCATAGGTGAGAACACCGATATACTTTTCATTCTTGAGTAAGTCATGCAGAGAGTTTGTGCCGAAGGAGTTGCCGGACTTCGTGGTATACCCAGCTTCGTTGAGCGCGCGGATGATCTCTCTGTACGTCTTGCCCGATGCATACCACTTGAAAATACTGCGGACTATTTCAGCTTCAGCCTCGCACACGACGTAGCGCCCGTCGACCACGTTATAGCCCAGCGGGGGCTTGCCGCCTGTATGTCTCCCCTGCTGTGCCAGGAAGCGCATCTTCTCCGTGACCTTCTGCCGTGTCTGCAAAACCCAGATCTGATTGAAGAGTGCCATGCTCCCCTCGGTCAAGAAGTTTGTGGGGTCGCGCAGGTCTCCGCCAACCATAGGCTGAGTGACGGAGACAACACGCACACCAAGGCGCTCGACCTTTTCGCGGAAGTCAAACCACGCCGTCATCTTGCGAAACATACGGGACTGATCATAGATGACCACGGTGTCCGCACTGCCGAGAGAGAGCTGCCGCATCATGCGGCTGTATTCGGGGCGGTCATCCTTCATTCCGGAAACGGCCATGTCAGCAAACACATCAAGAACTGGCAAGCCGTTAGCGTCACACCAACGAGAGCATTTCACAACTTGAACTTCTATGCTGTCCTCATCCTGCCGGTCGGTACTATAACGCGCGAGTATGTACGCGCCATGATGAAGCGTGGTCATCCCAGCCACCACGGGAGCGCGCACATGATGGCGGCGCGAGTGCTCACGCCGTAGTGCGTCTGCTCAATGATGGAGCGGCGGATCCATCCCACATTGGGGTTCAGCAGGTCAATAATAAAAAAGATGAGCACAAAGAAAACAAAGGTAACAAGCCCGGCAATGATACGCCCGTACAGCTCCGCGCGATGCCGGTCACGCCGCGCCTCTGCTTTCAGCTGCACAACAAGCGGGTCATTCGGCACGGTCACAGGCGGCGCGTCGCGGTGAGAGGCGCCGAGAATATCATCCACGCTGCCGCCGCAGACATTGATAATGTCGCACAGCAGAAAGAAAGATGGATTCTTCGGTTCCTCGCTGAGCACGCGCCGGACTGTCATGCCGGAGACCTCACAGCGCTTGGCAAGCTCATCGTAGCTCAGCCCGCTGGCAGAAACAAGCGCACGTATTCTCTCCATAACGGTCTCTTCCTTTTGCGTCATTTTATCCTCCTCCATTCGTTTTTTAGATATAAAGATCCCGCCCACAAAACTGTGCGGTAAAATTACAAAAGTGAGAGTTGTTTTCACAAAAGTGTAGGGTTATGCTGTGAACAAGTAAGAATGCTGTCGTTCATCAACTGTTCACAATATACACCAACAAGAAATATATGTCAAGGAGGAACTGAGAAAATGTACCGATTGGATTGTAAGCTGGGCAGTATGCTGCCGTGCCGGTGCTGCTGCCGTCATTGGTGCTGCCCGGGATTTATGTGGAGACGAGGACGAAGCGGGCGGCGGACGCTGCCGCAGTGAGAGGAGAAAAGAATGAGGCAACTGATAGAGGCGAAGCTGAACGAGGCAACCGAGGAACAACTGAGATACATACTGCTCATGCTGGACAACATGATAAAGTAGAGCGGGAGAAAAGAGAGCCGCCCGGCGCATTAAGCGTCGGGCGGTTTTTTGTTTGTATCAGTAGGGAGCTTTTGAAGAAGCTCTAGGAGTTTATCCCACTGTTCAACATCTGTGTTACACATAAAATCAATGAGTTTCATTTCAAGCTCATTACCTTTGCCGCTGAGAAGCTTGGTCATGTAGGCAGTTATCTCAGCAGAGCGGGCAGCGTCCGGATCAAATGTTCCTGCACCATCGCGCAGCCAATCCTCATCAGCTTTGAACTCCCGGCAGATAGAACGAATGGCAACTTCGGACGGAACACGGACGCCGGATTCCCAAGTCGCAACCGTATTCTGCTTTACGCCAATGCGCTGCCCAAATTCGGCTTGAGAAATATGATGAGCTTTCCGCAAAGATTTTATTCGCGCGCCGATTGAATCGACAACAATCATCCCCTTTCAAAATAAATACATCGCCAAGTGATTTTTATATTGACAAACACGAGCTGAAATAATATAATCACATCGTCAATATAAATATCACAATGTCTATTTATTCGGCGGTTTTTCTATTTCGGATATGTTCTTCGCGAGCGGGCGGATGAGTTCGAGGAGCTTGTCCCACTGGTCAACATCTGTCGCCGCCATGAAGTCTATGAGCTTCTCCTCCAGCTCGGAGCGCTCGCCGGAGAGGAGCTTGCCCATGTAAGCGGCGATCGCGTCCTTGCGCGAAAGCTCCTTGAACATGGGACCGCCCTCATCGCCGTGCCGCAGCCACAGCTCATTGACACCAAACTCACGGCAGATGTCTGAAATGGTGCGCTCACTGGGAGTACCGCCACTGACAAGTTTAGATACATACTGCTGAGAGACGTTTATTCTTTTTGCAAAGGCAGTCTTTGTAAGACCTGATTTATCAACTACCTCGCCTATGCGTTCGTTGATGGTGCTCATTCTAATCACCCCCTTTGTGCTGACTATATCATGAGGAAAAAACTTTGTCAAGAAAAAACACAACTAAGTGGTGAAAAAATGCTTGACAACGAAACTCACGCGTGGTAATATACAACCAAGGCGTAACAAAATAATACTCAGTAAGGAGTAAAGACAATGAATTTTGAAGAGCTTGTAAAACTCGTTGTAGGCAACAAACATCTGAGAAGTAGGTGGGACGTTGTAAGTTACCTAATCGGATATAAAAAGATGATAGACGAAACAGACTGGGAACACATCGAACAAATGTATGTGGATGGTCTCATAGAGTGATTAGTCATAATCACCGGATGAATAGAAAAGTATCTGAGAGATACCGTGCAGACCGTCAGCAAGAAGAGAGTAGAGTTCATCAAAGTCAAGAGCCGCGCCGGTCTCCATACAAGCTTCAAGTAGTTCTTTTCCCTCACGAATGGTATTTAGATATTCATCTATATCCGATAGAAACTCACCCCGATTCCATTCAAAGTCATCTGAGCTATCGACCAGTCCACGCCTAAAACCAGCGCTGTACCCAACGCGGAATGAATCGCTCGCTATATCAATGTCTTCACTGGAAAGTTCTAATGCCGGAAACATTTTACCACGCTGATATTCAATCCCCGCGTAAAAGCCAAAGTCAAAGCCAGAAGAATAGCCATCGGTATATGACAAATGTTCGCGATATTCCATATCGTCATCTGTGTACAAGCCATCATCTAAGGCTGCTTCGTATCCTTCGTTGCGTGCAGCGGATCTGATTTCACTGATTTCGTCGGCGGTATAGAACAGCTTACCATTAAAAAAACAGATAAACATGGAGAGCGCAAGCAGAACCAGAGAGACAGCGAAGATAGATTCAGCTGGATTTTCTTCCGAGTTCTCAGTGTCGCAAAGGCTGTGGCTTACAATCAATGCGAGGACAGAAGTGACACCTAAAGAAAGACCAATGATAATTTTAGAAGACACGTCGAAGTGAGACAATACAGCGTTATTGAGGCTAAAGGCACCACCAAAAATGAGAATGTAGAGGAGAATAAACGACCAACCTTTTGCGAATGCAAACGCAATGTGAATAAAGAATGCAGATAGTTTTTCTTTCATAGCGAAAAATCCTTTCAAAAAATGTAATGGAGGCGAGCGGGATGAAATTTAATTATGAGCGTTTGAGCAAAAAGATTAAAGAAAAATATCGAGCGCAAGATGCGTTCGCGAAAGTGATTGGGATAACACGCACATCGCTATCCTACAAGCTAAACGGGAAAAGCTCTTGGCACGCGGATGAGATGTACAAGGTATGCAAAGCGCTCGACATACCGCTGAAAGAAATCCCACGGTATTTTTTTGAGCCCAAAGGCTCAGTGGCAGAGGCGCAAAGCGCGAGGATGCGAGAACTGAGCAGAGGAGAAGCAGCCGCAGCGGCGCTGACGATGCTGCTGGGTTACACGAGGGACATCAACCAGAGGCGCAGACTTGAGTACGGCGACAGCGGGGACGCGGTGCTGGCGTTCAATGAAGAAGCGCTGGAGGAAGCGCTGCGCTGCGTGGAACTGGTCAACGATTCCGAATGCTATTGAAAATCTCGAAAGCCCTGTTCCGGCAGACTGTGGTGCATTCTTTATAGCATGGTTGATAAGTATCACACCCAGCAAAAGCATAGCGATCATCCAGCGGATAAGGCAATAGGTAGACATCAACGTGATTGAAATGAACAGGGCAGAGCACGTTTATAGTGACGGTCTTTTTCATAGCGAAAAATCCTTTCTAAAAATGTAATGGAGGCGAGCGGGTGTTTGCACTGGAAAAGAAGCAACTGTACATAGTGCAAGAGCCATTGAGGAAAAATCGCAGTTGCCAAAGCTATAGGTGGAAACAGGTTCTTCTTTGCGAAGATAAGCAACCACTTATCGAGATACTTAATGCGCAGAGCAGCCCTAGAGATTGGCGGGTTATCCCACTCGGGGACAGCGCAGATGGAGGCGAGCGGGATGGAAGTAATACAGATCAGTGCAGCGCAGAGAACAGCGCTGCAAGCAGCGCGAAGCAATGAGCAACCGCGCCCAATGTCAAGCATGGCAGAGACAGTGCTGAATGCGACGAACGTGTGGAACTGGCTGCACAAGGACAGAGAGACGCCGCCGAGTGTGCTTAAAGCATTCGACGATATATGCGAGCAGCTGAACGTGCCGTATGTGATAGACGTCACCACGGTGGAGAGTTGAGATAAGGAAAGCCGGGAATTTCGTTACGCTGGCGATCTTCAAGGCGGGCAATCAAAAGCTTGAGAGCAGTGACCGCGCAGTCTTGGCAGGTTTGAGAACCGTTTGAATCTTCACAGTAATTGGGGAGCGGAATCCCGTCCTCGGTAACAACGAAGTAAAAAGTTTTTTCGCGCCCGTAGTCGGCGCGGCAAGGGACCGTGACACGCGGTTGAGCCATAGCGAAAAATCCTTTCTATATATTTTTTATCATCATAGCACAGCAATTACCAACAAACAAGGAGGAAATACAAATGGGTGCAAATGAAGAGAGCAGAGCTGACGCTCTGGCAATGGTATGCAATGGGCTGCCGGACGAGCAGGTGAGCTACGTCCGCGGAGTGCTGGACGGCATGAGGATGGCAGCACCGAAGAGAAAGGAGGACGGCCATGCCGATAGTGATAACGAGGACAGGTCCGCTGTCAGTGATAGATGACGGTGGGGTGAACGAGGCGGCGATCACAGAAATGTGGGGCGTACTCCTTCGGAAGTATGTGCAGCAGCACCCGGAGGTATGGGACACGCCGCCAAGCGCGGCGATATAAGGAGGAGAGCATGGAAACGATCATATCATTCATAGGCGGGCTGAGCGTCGGGGAGACCGCGGCGCTTGCCCTTGGCATAGTGGCGGCGCTGTTTATGGTTCCGCCGCTTGTCATAGCGGCGGTGCAGCACGTGGACAAGGTAGTGCACAGCTGCACGGACAGGATAGACTATGACCCCGGCTGGATGGACGCAAAGTACTATCGGCAGATGGAGCGCGAGGAGCGCGCGGCCGGCCGGACATGGAGGCGCGGGGCATGAGAGTGTGGCTGTGTGACGCGCACAAAAAGATGCACTACTGCGGCGGGAGCATGGTCAAGGTGAGCGGCTACGGTGCGTGCAGTGTCGAGGGCTGCACCGCCACGGCACATGAATACATATTCATTCCGCCTCGCGAGTTCGGCAAGAGCAAGGCGGCAACGGATAAATATCCCACGAGAAACACAAGAGCACAATACAAAGGTGACTGGAGGAGAACATAATGGGAGCACATTACAGAACCTGCGCAACAGCACAGACGAAAGAGAAGAAGACCAAGCTGCCGACGTGCGCCAAGGAGGGCGAGGAACAGGCGACGCTGTTCCATTGGGCGGCAATGCAGCAGAGCGAGTACCCGGAGCTGGCACTGCTGTTCCATATTCCGAACGGCGGCAAGCGCGGCAAGGCGGAGGCGGCACGCTTCAAGATGGAGGGGGTCAAGGCGGGTGTGCCAGATCTCTTCCTCCCCGTTGCTATCGGCAATCGGCACGGGCTGTTTATCGAGATGAAGCGTGTGGTCGGCGGCAAGGTCAGCAGCGAACAGGTGGAGTGGGGCGAACGGTTGACAGAGCAAGGGTACGCATGGATAATGTGCCGCGGCTGGGAGGAGACGGCGACCATGATCAAGCGGTACCTGGACGGGCTATGGGAATGACCCCATAAAATAATCAGAATAAAGGAGAAGAATCATGTACGAAGGAAAGTATGTAATCGTTCGCGGGGATCGTTCCGGCGTTTTTGCTGGGACACTGAAAGCCAAGGAGAGGCGCGAAGTCGAGCTGACCGACTGCCGACGCATCTGGTATTGGGATGGTGCTGCAAGCATATCTCAGCTGGCGGTTGACGGCACAAGCGCGGCTGCCTCCTGCAAGTTCCCCGTGCCGGTAGCGTCAATAGTGATTACAGATGTGATCGAGATAATCCCCTGCACGGAGAAAGCGGAAGCCTCCATTAAGGCGGTGAAGGAATGGAAGAGATAAAGCTGCGGGAATTTCTGCACGTAGATTTTACCGGCGACGGCGACGGCTCCGGCTCCGGCTACGGCTACGGCATAAAAAACTGTATCCACTCTTGCAACCGCCAGCTGAGATATGCTTGCAGCACCCCCGGCTCCGGCTACGGCTACGGCTACGTCTCCGGCATAAAATCAATATGCGGCATGGCGGTCAATATGATAGACGGCGTGCCGACTATCATCACACACCTACACGGCAACGTGGCCAAGGGCTTTATAGTCGATTCAGATATGTCAATGACCACAACGTTTGTTGTAAAGGGGCAGAATCTGTTTGCCCATGGTGCGACACTCGCAGAAGCGGTGGCAGCACTGGAAGAAAAGATCATGGAGAACCTGCCGGTAGAAGAACGACTTAAGGCGTTCAAGGCAAAATTCAGCCCCGGCAAGACCTACACCGTGGCAGAGTTTTACGACTGGCATCATCGCTTGACAGGCAGCTGCACGCAGGGACGGGACCATTTTGCACAAGAACACAGGCTGTCGATGGACGACCCAATGACCCCGGAAGAGTTTATCCAGTTGACCAAGGACGCATACGGCGGCGCGGTCATTCGGCAGCTCGCCGAGTATTACGGAGAGGAGAAATAGCATGAAGCTCAAGAACATAGCAAAGCTATGCGCAAAGACGCACTCGATAGGCATATCAGAAGTGAGCGGGACACAATGGCTCGGAAACGGGCATGCCGCATACCCGGTATTCAACCTGCCGCCTCTGGACGAGGACACCGCACCCGCAGTGCTGGATTTTGACGAGGAGAAAGCAGCGACGCTTGATGTGCGGTACGTGGACTTGCAGTCAAAGTTTGATCTGCGCGAAGACAACGATGATGAAGAGGCTTTGACGGCTGTCCTCCTGCGCTTTTTGTATGAGGGTGAAACCCTTGACGCATGGCAGACGGAGAGCGGACGCATCGTCCTTGTCGACCCGACGTACATAAAGCCCTATATCGCGGATGAAAGCAGCGTCCCTGTGCTTTATCTGAGACGCGGCGGACATGGGGACTACATAGTCGGCAAGAGCGGGATGTTTGTAACGGCAGTAATCATGCCGCGTGAGCCGGACGCTAAGGAGGCGGATGATTTACTGAGGAAGTTTAACCGCCTCGCCTTGGCAATGGACGAGATAGCCGGGCCGCCTCCTATGCCCGTCGACCCGGACACCGGGGAGGTACGTGAGTTCAAATGACAGCTAAAGAAATATTATCCGCCGCGCTTGAGACTTTCGGTGCGGAGGCACAGACGCTGATGGTCATGGAAGAAATGGCCGAACTGACAAAGGAGCTTTGCAAACACGCACGTGGAGCTGATAACACCGACGCTATCGCGGAGGAGATGGCCGACGTGTATATAATGCTGAGCCAAATGGAGCTATTGCACGATGTAGAAGACCGTGTGATATGGTGGTACAATGCCAAACTCGCGCGACTAGAAGAACGATTAAGAAACGCAAAGGAGGATAACGACAATGGATGAAACCATGTGGGTGAGAACAGACGTTGTGCTGCCGCCAGAGGGGCAGGAAGTATTGATCTGGACGGACATGATACACATCGCCCGGCGCAGCGAGCGAGGGATAACAAAAGAAGAGCGGGAGAAGATGCGCCGAGGTGAGCTGACAAACCCGATCGAAACCGGCATATCTATGCACGAAGTTGCGAGATGCCCCAGAAGCGAAATATATAAGGACGAAGATGAATGGGGCAACAATCAGAAGCCGTACAACTGGATCGGTCGAGGACACAGTAAATTCTTCGGGCAAGAAGTGAAGTGGTGGATGCCACTGCCGACAAGACCATGGGGAGAAAAAGAGAAGGACAAATCCCCGTTGCGGCAAGGCAATGCTGATCTTGCAATGGGTATCATTATGTCTGTGCTTGCGATGAATCATGTGTATAACCTCGTAAAAGAAGAGGAGGAGCGACCAGATGAGCGTAGGGAGAATTGACACAGATGTAGTCAAGGCAGCAATGGACGGGCGCAAGTGGAACGTGCAGCAGCTGGCGGAGAAGACAGGCTTAGAACCCAACAACCTCAGACGGATATTCAAGACCAAGGCCACGGCGGAGAAGAGCGTGTGGGCACTGTCGGAAGCGCTGAATCTTGAGCTGCCGGAGCTGCTGGGATTCGCGGACGGTCAGCTGACGACGGGACAGTCACTGCTGCTGGCGCGGTTGGAAGCCCACATGACGGTGAAAGAGCTGGCGGCGGAGAGCGGAGTGCAGCCGGGGAACATATGGAACTACGAGAACGACGCCATGCCCAGACTTGATGCAGCGCGTCAGATAGCCGCCGCACTTGACCAAAGCATAGAGCGCGTATTCTTCAGATACATAGGCATACTCGAATGAGGGGAGAGCGATCTCCCCTCGCATGAACAATGATTTGGAAAGAGCTGCAATATAAAGGGCGGCTGCTTCGAGATCATTGTACCTTATTATATAAAATAGAGAGTACAGACTTGAAACGCGCGCGGGCGCGCACGTTTCTTGTGAGACTTTTAAAAGGTTAAATTAACGACGGAGGATAAAAGAAAGGAATGAGACGACTGATGGAATACAAGATAGTATCGGGGAATGTTGTGGAGATCAGACGGACATACATGAATGTCCGTGCTGGGTCTCCACAGAGGAAGCCGCGCGGCCAGCGCATAGCCGGGAACACCTCCGCCAGAAAGATAAAGGCGAATGAGAATGAAGCCGTGAAGCAGCTGGCGCGCACGCTCAATGCCAACCTCAAGAAGGGATGGCTGTGGGTCACGCTGAAATATGAGAACGAATATCTGCCCGTGGATTACTCCGCCCTTGAACAGAATGGGGGCAAGTTCACACGGGCTCTTCGTGCTGCATTCAAGAAAGAGAACGGGCGTAACCCTCAGTACATCTGGGTGAATGCCAACTGGTCGCCGGAGCGGGACGCGCCCGCAAGGCTGCACCATCATCTCGTGATAGAGGCGTGCAGTCTGGATATGCTGGCGGAGCTGTGGAAGTATGGCAGCGTGTCCGTGGAAGAGATCGACGGACGCGAAGACCACACGGCGCTGGCGGTGTACATAGTGAAGAACGTGCACGGGCTTGAGCGCGGGAAGAACAAGTGGAGCACGAGCCGGGGCAATCTGCTGAAACCCATATACACAGAGCCGGAGGAAGTGACAGACGGTGGAGTGGAAGACATAGCCGTGCTGCCGACAGCGAGACAGACAGCGTTTGAAAGGCTGGACGATGAGTGTGGGCGAGCCGTGAGCGCATACGTGCGGTGCATACTGCCGGAGAGACCAAAGGTCAGAGGCGGGCAGATAATAATACAGCGCCCGAAGAAACGCGGAGGAAGGAGAAGCTGATGAGCAAGATAAGAACGACGCTGTGCGCGTCATGCTATGCCAAGCTCAGCAAGCTGTACCGGCTGCGTGAAGTGCCCGCGGTGTATCAGCGCGCGGGGTACAACAAGTGTTCGCTGTGCGACTTCGCCGGGCAGCTGACAGAATACAGCTACGACCCGGAGAGTGATAGGCGCACGGAACGGGAGCGCCAACAGATGAAGGAGCGGGAAGCCGGGGCAAGAGCGCAGCGCTTCCGCCGAACGGAAGAGGAGAAGCAGGACTGCATGTTCAGTGCTGCCGACTTCGACGCGCTCGACGATGTGCTGAGACGGATATAGGGGGTGCGGCGTGCCAAGCGTGAGGGAAACATGGAACGCGGCGGACGTGCGCTGCCCGTTCTTCATGGGCGAGAAGCCCGGCAAGAAGAGCGTGGTGTGCGAGGGGTTCGGCGAGAAGATGAAAGTGAACGTGGAGTTCACAAGCCTCAAGGCGAAGAGTTCATACATGGGGCGGCACTGCGTGGGACCCTATGAGCGCTGCCCGCTGTACCAAATGACGATAAAAAAATATGAGATCGAATAACTTAGAGCGTCCGAAAAAATCGGGCGCTCTAAAAAAATAGGGATAAAAAGTGCCATAGAGAAAAGCGCATCGACCTTGCTATAATAAAATCAAAAAGCAAGCAAGGAGGCGGACACCATGAGCGGGATGAGGAGCACGGCACAGCGCTTGCAGATGGCACTCGTGATGAGCGGGTGCAACGTAAGCCTAAACAGCAGACAGTTTTACAGCACGAAGTATCAGAAGATCGTGACCTGCTGGAAGATACACGAGGACAACAAGCTCGTACTGAAAACCTATTCGAGCGTCGCCGTGGTGCAGACGCTAGCGGAAATGTACAAGGAGGTGCGTGATGAAGAAGCTGCCGCCAAAGAAAATGAAATTCGCGGAGGCGTACATCCGGCTAAACAACCAGACACAGGCGGCGATTGAGGCGGGGTACTCCCCTGCCAGCGCACGCACAGCCGGGTATAGGCTGCTGCAAAAAGATGATGTGCAGGAGTACATACGCGAGCGCCTGCGCGAGATAGACGAGCAAGAGATAGCCAAGACCAACGAGGTACTGCGCTTTCTGTCAAGCGTCATGCGCGGAGAAGTGCAGGACCAGTTCGGGCTTGACGCACAGCTGGCGGACAGGATAAAGGCAGGGACGGAGCTGCTGAAAAGATACGCCTCGGTCGAGGCGGAGGAAAAAGGCGCGGAGGCTGTCACCATTGAGTTCGTCGCGCGGACGGAGGAGGCGGCGCAGTGAAGCGACTGGAGATACCGGAGCCAAGCGCAAAGCAATGGCTGTTCCTGCGGGACCGGCACAAGTACGTATGCTACGGCGGGGCGCGCGGCGGCGGGAAGAGCTGGGGCGTGAGGGTCAAGGCGATACTGCTGTGCGAGAACTACGCCGGCATAAAGGTGATGATCGTGCGCCGGAGTTACCCGGAGCTGTACGCCAACCACATAAAGCCGCTGACAGAAATGCTGCGGTGCGACAGCGAGAACGACGCGCTGGCAAGGTACAACGACCAGCGCAAGGAGATGGCATTCCCCAACGGCAGCAGAATCATTTTCAGATGCTGCGAGCGGGAGCGGGACGCGGACAGATTCCAGGGCACAGAAGTGGACGTGCTGTTCGTGGACGAGGCGACGCACCAGACCGAGAGCGTGATGGCAAAGCTGACGGCGTGCGTGCGAGGAGTAAACGATTTTCCCAAGCGGGTGTATTACACCTGCAACCCCGGCAACGTGGGGCACGAGTGGGTGAAGCGCCTGTTCATTGATCGGCATTACAAAGACGGCGAGACCCCGGAGGACTACAGCTTCATCCAAGCCGGTGTGCGGGACAACGTGGCGCTGATGAAAGCACAGCCGGACTACATCAAGCAGCTGGAAGCGCTGCCAGCGAAGCAGAGGGCGGCATGGCTGGACGGAGACTGGGACGTATTCGAGGGCGCATTCTTCGATGACTTCCGTGTGACGCCGGACATCAAGGCGGCGAGAGACGCAGGGTGCGATCTGTCCCCGGAGGAGATGAGACGGCAGCACAAGTGGGTGCACGTCATCCCGGCATTCGACCTCAACGCCGGGGCAAGCCGGGGCTGGAACATCATCCGCAGCTACGACTTCGGCTATGCCAAGCCGTTCTCCTGCGCGTGGTGGGCGGTGGACTATGAGGGTGTGCTGTATCGCATACTCGAATGGTACGGCTGCACGGACACACCGAACGAGGGCATACGCTACACCCCGGAACAGCAGTTCGCAGAGATAGCACGCATTGAGCGGGAACACCCGTGGCTAAAAGGAAAGCGCATTGACGGCGTGGCAGACCCAAGCATATGGGACGCGAGCCGAGGAGAGAGCATAGCAGAGACGGCGGCGAAGTACCGAGTGTGGTTTTCTCCCGGAGACAATCAACGCATACCCGGATGGATGCAGTGCCATTATCGCTTGCAGTTTGACAACGAGGGCTACGCCAGAATGTATGTGTTCGACACGTGCAAGGCATTCATACGCACGGTGCCGCTGATGCAGCACAGCGTACACAAGCCGGAGGACTTGGACACGACGCAGGAAGACCACGTGTGTGACGAATGGAGATACACCTGCATGTCAAGACCCATTGCCCCGCTGGTCAAGAAAGAGAACGCACACCCGATGATAGACCCGCTGAATATGTTCAGCAAACAATAGAGAGGAGATACCCCCATGGATGAAACAAGAACGAGTGACATGATGAACACGGCGCCGCTGACACCGGAGCCGGTAATGGCAGACACCACGGTGCTGACACAGACTGCACCGCCCGTGAACGAGGAGACGCTGCGGAAGTTCAACGATACCTTGCAGAAGTACAAGAGCGGGAAGAACAGCGTGGAGCGCCGCGCCATCGAGGCAGAAAACTGGTGGAAGCTGCGCAACCAAGTGGAGATCGAGAAGCAGACCAAGGGACTGACAGGGTACAAAGCCAAGAGCGGGTGGCTGCACAACGTGATAGTTGCCAAGCACGCCGACGCAACAGAGGCATACCCGGAGCCGAACATACTTGCTCGCGAGCCGGACGATGTGAAGGAGGCGGGTATGCTATCAAAGATAATCCCGGTGGTGCTGGAAGCCAACCGCTTTGAGGAGGCATACAGCGACGTCGCGTGGCAGAAGCTCAAGACCGGCACGGGGATATACAAGGTCTGGTGGGACGCGAGCAAGCTCAACGGTCTGGGCGATATAGCAATAGAGCGGGTGGATGTGCTCAATGTGTTCTGGGAGCCGGGCGTGACCGACATACAGAAGAGCAAGTACTTCTTCCACACGGCGACGGTGGACAACGAGGTGCTGGAAGGAATGTACCCGCAGCTCGTGGGCAAGCTCAAGGCAATGACATTTGTGCCGAACAAATTCAGAACGGATGATACTGTCCCCGTGGATAAGAAGAGTGTGGTGATAGACGTATACTACAAGTTGCACCGCGAGGGGAAGACGGAGCTGCATTACTGCAAGTACGTAGGCGGAGAGATACTGTACAGCAGCGAGAACGCGGGAGAGCCGCTGTATGATCACGGGCTGTACCCCTTTGTGTTCGACACGCTGTTCCCCATTGAGGGAAGCCCGTGCGGCTATGGGTACATAGACCTGTGCCAGAATGTGCAGACGCAGATAGACCTCATGCAGACGGCGTTCATCAAGAACTCCATGGTGGGCGCGATACCCCGGTACTTCATGCGCATAGACGGCAGCATAAACGAGGATGAATTCCTTGATCTTGACAATCCCATCGTGCACGTGAACGGCAACCTCGGCAAGGACAGCATGACCCCGGTGGAATACAAAGCACTGAGCGGGAACTATCTGGACGTGCGCACGAGCATGATAAACGAGCTGAGAGAAACGAGCGGGAACACAGAGGCATCGAACGGCGTTATCTCTTCCGGCGTGACTGCGGCGTCGGCAATCGCCGCACTGCAGGAGGCGAGCGGCAAGGGCAGCCGTGACAGCAGCCGTTCAAGCTACCGGGCATACTCGCGCATAGTAAACCTGTGCATTGAGCTGATCCGGCAGTTCTATGATATGCCGAGGCAGTTCCGCATCACGGGACAGCTGGGCGCGGAGACCTTTGTGCGGTACAGCAATGAAAACATTAAGCCGCGCGAGGAGCAGAGCGGGAACATCATGCTGGTGCGTCTGCCGGAGTTCGACATCAAGGTCAGCCCGGCGAAGAGATCAAGCTACAGCAGGATAACGCAGAACGAAATGGCGCTGCAATTCTACAACCTTGGATTCTTCAACCCGCAGCAGACGGACCAGGCGCTGGCGTGCTGCTCCATGATGGACTTTGATAACAAAGACGTGGTGATGCAGATGATCAACTACAACGGGACGATGTACCAGAAGCTCGCGCAGTATCAGCAGTACGCACTGGCAATGACGCAGAAGTACGAGCCGGACAAGGTGGACGCATTGGCCGCGGCGATCACAGGCAACGCTGCACCGCAGACAGTACGCACGAGCAGCGAGGAAGTGAAGCTCAGCCCGGACACCGAGGAGGACACGCGAGTGCAGAACACGCGGGCAAAGAGCCAATCGTATTCACAGCCGGAGGGATGAGCGATGACCAAGATAACATACGACGCAGAGAACTACACCTTGGAGATGGACGGGCACGCCGGAGCGGGAGCGCCGGGACAGGACATCGTGTGCGCGGCAGAGACGATACTCATGCGGGCGCTCGTCGCCGCAGTGATGGATGAACAGTCAAAACTCTGTCCCTCAGTGCGGCAACGGAGCGGGTACGCAAAGGTGCAGTGCGCCCCCACACCGAGAGCAAAGACAATGTGCAAGGCAATGATGCAGACGATCTTCATGGGATATGAACTGCTCGCCCAGCATTACCCGGAGCACGTCAAGGTATACACAGCATAAGGAGGAAAAGAAAAATGGCAATGCTCGGAGAAGAGAAAAAGCAGCAGCAGACAGACGCAACAGCAGTCACACAGAACACGAGCGGGAGCAGCCAGCAGACACAGCAGAGGGAGACCTCGCCCAAGCAGACTGTTACCCCGCAGCAGACCGCCGCGCAGAACACCCAGCCCGCCGTACAGCAGACGACCGCACCCCAGCAGACCGTGACGCCGACAGCAGCGCAGACCACGGGCGGGACACGGAGCGCGGCATACGACCGGGCGATGGCGACATTGAAGAAGGCAGAGAACAACGCGCCTTCGTATTCATCCTCATACGACGATGAGATCAACGAGATATACAACAAGATCACAAACCGGCAGCCGTTCAAGTATGACTACAGCACAGACCCGCTGTATGGCCAGTACAAGGAGCAGTACACCCAGCTGGGCAAACAGGCAATGCGCGACAGCATGGGGCAGACGGCGGCACTCACGGGCGGCTACGGCAACAGCTACGGCAGTGCGGTGGGACAGCAGCAATACGACGCATACCTGCAGCGACTGAACGATGTGCTGCCGGAGCTGTACGGACAGGCATACAACCTCTACGCCGCGGAGGGCGACGCGCTCAAGGAGCGGTACACTCTTGCGGCAGATCAGCGCAACACAGAGTACAACCAGTTCCGCGACGCACTGTCAGACTTCCGCTATGATCAGTCGCTCGACCTTGAGAAGGCGCGGCAGCTGGCCGAAGACCTCGGCGCATACGGAGACTTCTCCGGCTACGGGGAGCTGTACGGTGAGGACGCGGCGGCGAGGATGGCGAAGACATGGGCGGCGGCAAACCCCATACCGGCATACATCAACGGGCAGATAACCGCGGACGAATACTACCAGATCACCGGCGAGTACCCCTATGGCTATACGCCTCCCGGCACGGCGGTAAGCAGCGGCGGAGACAGTGGCAGTGGCGGTGGCGGTGGCTGGGACCCCGGTAACCACGCTTACGTGAACAGGGAAAACTACTACAGAGTTACTGGCAAAGACCCGTGGGGAATATTCGAGAAGAAATAAGGAGGCAGTGCAGTGTCAACAAGAGCTGAACGGGAAGAGAACATAGCGCGTGTACGAGAAGAACGGGAAGAGAACATAGCGCGTGCGCGAGGAGAAGAGTATACAGGAAGCAGCGGACAGGGAACGTCCGCTGCTTCCCGTGGTTCAAGCGGGAGCTCCGCATGGAAAAAAGGCAGCATTCCGAAAGGCTTTGTAAAGAACCCGTTGGCATTCGCTGGTGGGATAAAGCCTGTCGATACACGCCCCAGCGTGGTGTCAATGGCACGCGCACCTTTCGAGTATGCCGCACAGCAGAGGCAGAAAGAAGCAGAGATACAAGACCTCAACCAGAAGTATAAGCAAGCATACCTTGACTACAATTCCGCCCGCCGCGCCGTGACAGCCGCGAGCAAGGGCAAGAGCACAGCAAACTATGACGTGGCCAAAAGCAAGATGACTGAGGCAAGCAAACTTGTCGACGCATACAAGAAGCGCGTGGAGGAAGCGGGCGGCGCACTGTGGACACCGACAAACTGGCTGGACACTGTGAAGTGGAGTGCACGAGCGGGACTGACAAGTGCGGACAGCGCGATAGCAAAGGGGCTTGACTGGGCAGTCGGAGGATTCGCAGATGAGCTGCGGACATTGGCCGGTGTGACGGCAAATGATATAAGCCCTGCGCTTGCCGACAGCGCGGCGAACCTTGCAACAAAAGCGGGACGTTTGATAAACCCGAACTACACCTACGGAGAAAACAACTTCCTCAAGCAATACGTAGAAGAGGGCAACCGCAGAATCAACGTGCAGCATGAAGAGATGGCGCGCGCGGCGAGCGACAGCAAGGCAGCACAGACTGTCGGGAAGTATACCGAGATGATCATGAACTCGCTGCCAATGTCAGCAATGGCGCTGCTGTCGGGCGGCACGACGGCAGCGGCACAGGCAACAACGGAGGCACTGCAAGCTGCTTCAACGCTTGCGAACAGCAGCAGAGCGGCGCAGATAGTCACACCCATACTCAAGGCAACAACGGACATGGCAAAAGATCCAAACTGGGGATTCACATTCATGAGCGTTGTCGGCGACAGCTACGAGAACGCGCTGGCAGATGGAGCGAGTGAGGACCAAGCGTCCCTTTATGCGATACTGAACGCGGCATACAACGCAACGACAGAGATAGGCGGCTCGGACGAAATGCTGGGCGGCTTACAGAAGCTGCCGAAGAATATCCGCGACGCGCTTGAACGCGCAGACAACAGCGTGCTGCTGCAAATAGTAAAGGGAATCCCCTCAGAGATAGGCGAAGAAATTGTACAGGGCATAGGTGAGAGTGGACTAAAGTCTACATACAAAAATGTACCGGTATACTCTGCCACGGATGAGGGAGCAATGATAAACCCAAGCCGCATGAAAGATGAAGCCCTCGGCGCGGCGGTGGTGTCCGCTGTGCTGGGCGGCGGACAGTCAGCAATAGGAGCTGGCACGTATGCCATAGAGAACGGCATAGCACAGCGGCAGTACCGAAACAAAGTAGCCCAAACATACGGCGGCTCGGCGGCTGAACTCGTGGAGAGTGGGCTTGAGAGCGCACCGGGGACAAAGAGCCGGACGCTTGCCGAAGCCTACAAGGCAAAGCTCGACAGCGGGAAGAGCTTGACGCCGCGAGAGCTGACGAATCTCGTGAAGGCAAACGAGGAAGCAATACGCGCAGAGAGCGCGGCGGAGGCCAGCACCGTGCAGGGAACAGACGACACGTCAGAAATGGTCACGAGCCCTGCACAGACGCAGAACGTGACGGAGGAGCGGACACCCGTGCAGACCGCCGCGAGCACGCAGACGGCAGAGAAAGCACCCACGGGGGTGTACGAGGCAAAGTATAAAGGGCAGACGGGCGACGTGGTGGCATTCGCCAGGCAAGGAGACAGCTTTGCCATGCGGATAAAGATGCCCGATGGCACGAGGCGCGACGTAATGGAGAACCAAGTGACGCTCGACCCGGCGACGCGGGAAATGCTGGACACTGTACGCCCGTATGATTACGGCGATGAGATACTTACATCATACCGTGCAGCAGAGAATGGGGACAACTTCAAGCTGTTCACACAGGCATTCACCACGGTTGCGGATCTGTACGGCAAGGAGACCACGGTCACAGCGGAACAGGCATACGCCGACAGCGTGAAGAACGGCGGCGCTGCAACGGTGCTGACGAGGGAGCAGTTCAACAAGGCGTTCGACATCGGGCGGAGCAGCCGTGATGCGCGCGTGGTGAACACGGCGGCACGCCAGCGCGGGAGCGGGAACGTGTACTTCAACAAGGTTGTGGACTTCGGCGGAGAGAGATACGCCGCCGCGACGGAGGACATGGTGAGTGCAGACGAGCTGTCAGTCATCAAGACGATAGCCAAGACGGCGGGCGTGGACGTGGTGTTCTACCAGTCCGAGACGGACATGAGCGGGAGGTACGTCGGTGCGAACGGATTTATGCGCAACGGGACAATGTACCTCGATGTGAACGCCGGAGCGACCAGGACGACGGAACAGTCCGCCGTGCTGCTGACAGCGGCACACGAGCTGACGCACTACATCAGAGAGAACAACGCCGAGGGGTACGCACAGCTCCGCGACTTCGTGACACAGAACCTGATAAAGGACGGCGTGAACATTGAGAAGCTGGCAGAGCAGAAGATCGCGCGCGAGGACGGCACACTCTCAATGGATGAGGCGGTTGAGGAGGTCATAGCCGACAGCTGCGAGACCATGCTGGAGGATACGAAGTTCCCGGAGCTGATGGCAAAAGAAAACCCCGGTCTGTGTGAACAGATCAGGGATTGGTTGGCGGACTTCACAGAGAAGCTGCGCCGCGCATTCAGCGGAGTAAAGGCAAGGCACGAGGAAGCGCGGGCAATGCTGAACTATGCAGAGGAGCTGCACGAGCTGTGGGACAATGCTCTCGTTGCCGCCGTGCGCAACACCGAGGCGGTTTCCGATAACGGCACGGAGGAAAGCGGCCAGACAGGATGGGTGCGCAATTCCAGCAGGGAAAGCAGCACAAATACAACAGGTATAAAAGAGCAGATAGAAGAGAATCGTGACAGGCTTAACAGCATGGACGTGGTAGCAGTTGCAACTGTTCCTACAGACCTAGGAAACTTCGACGCAGTAACAGCGTGGGCGATGAAGGAATTAAAGCGCACGGGTTATGCGGTAGACAAGCCGGGATTCGGGAGAATAATATTTGATGAGCGGCAGATACGGAACGGTGTGAAGTACGCAAAAACGCCAGCAGAGAAAGCGGCGTTTGCTGTTCTTGACAAAGTGCTGAAACGCGGCGTAGAAATAGGCGCGCACGGCAACCACAAGAACAGGGAGAAAGAAACTGTCACATTCGCAGCGCCAGTTGAGTTGAACAACATACGGGGTAATATGGCGGTTGTGGTAAACAGAAGGGGCAACACTTACTACGCGCACCGCATTGTACTTCCCGATGGAACGGAGTTTCGATTCACAGAAAAAAAGGATGCAGTACAAGGACCGAAACGGGGAGTTACCCGAACGGGCTCTCTTGCCGAATCCACAAGTACTACATCCGAGAATAATATACCACAGCCCGTCGAGGAAAGCAATACCAAATATTCCAGGCGAGAGCTGGATGAAGATTTGCAGAAGAGGTACCCCCAGCTGAATTTGAACGAAGACATTTCGGAGCTTGACGGTGTACCAGCAATAGAACTGACAGATGGCAGCATTCTCCCAATAAAGGACAGAGAACGATATAGAACTCATGTATCATTCATAGAAGGGAATCGAATAGATGTAGATGACTTGCGCAGCGGTGGATGGATAGGTAATGGAGTGTACGATGCATCGTTCACCAGTGACACAG